CTCCGAACTTCATGCCGCTGAAGGAGGTCATCGGCGTTGCCCGGTTGCTTCCGGACTGCTCCGAATCCGCAGTTGACATCGCCGGCTGGTGCATCGAGGGGCACTCGGTCTACTTCAACGCGGTGCACTGCGACCTGGGCAGTTGGTACATCGACGCCTGCACCTGCGCCCCGGTGAACGGGGAAACCCTGCGACTGACGTACGCCTTCGGATCCACGGTCACGCCCAGTGCGCAGCGCGCGGTGCTCTACCTGGCCCGGCAGTTGTGGCTGGAATGCCACCCCGGCGCGGGCGAGTGCGAGCTGCCGGAACGGGTCACGTCGGTCAACCGCGAGGGCCTGAGCTACACGATCCTCGACCCGATGACCTTCCTGGACCAGGGCCGCACCGGTGTGCCGCGGGTCGACCTGTGGCTGGCCTCGGTCAACCCGTCCAAGGCCAAGCGGCGGTCCGCCGTCTACACCCCGGACGCTCCGCCCGCGGTCAACCGGAAGTTCACCATGGCCGTGGTCCCGTGACCGAGGTCATCTACCAGCGGCGCGGCGGCGGACCCCGGATGGTCGAGACGCTGCCCGATCCGCGGACCCTGGTCCTGATGGCACAGGACCTGATGGCCCGGCTGCAGTCGTGCTTCATGAGCCAGGGCGTGGTGCCGCCGACCCGGCAGGTCATCTACATGAGCCCGATCCCGGCGGACTGCGAACAGGTCGCGGTGCTGTTCGCCGGCTGGTCCCCGCTGCCGCCGTGGGACACCTTGACGCACTGCGATTCGTTCCGCTGGGTCGCCAACTTCTCGGTGATCATCACCCGCTGCACGCCGGCCGTCGGGACCAAGAGCGGCAAGGTGGCACCGACCCCGGACCTGATGCTGCAGGCCGCCCAGATCGCGTCCCAGGACGCCGAGGTGCTGCTCTGCCTGGTGTCCACCATCGGGGAGATCGGCGCGGACCTGGCGGTCAACACGCCGGCTCCGCAGGGCGGGATGCAGACCGTGGAGCTGACCGTCCAGGTGCCCGCGGCGGGGGCGCTGGACTGATGGCCACCGTGATCCGCGTCGACATCAACCAGGGCGCCCTGGACCAGTTCAGGGGCTGGACCGGGCCGCTGGGCCGGTCCTTCGAGCGGCTGGCCAAGGAGACCGTCTACCGGCAGAAGGGCGCGGCCAACCGGCGGTCCGGCGCGATGATCGCCGGGATGCACTACCAGAAGAAGCGCTACACCACCGGCATCGGATTCCTGGCCGGGTCCAGTGCGCCGTACACGCTGTACGTCGACCAGGGCGCCCGGCCGCACCCGATCCTGCCCAAGAAGCCTGGCGGCCGGCTGGTCTTCTTCTGGCCCAAGGTCGGGCACGTGGTGTTCCTGCGGTCCGTCAAACACCCGGGCAACCGGGCCTACCAGTTCCTGCAGGCAGGACTCGAGCGCGCGTTGGGGGTGTGGAACCGAGCAGGTTGATTGAGCACGACCGATGACCCGATGAGATGGAGATGGCATGGCCCGCAAGAGTTTCCACACAAGTACCGCGACGAAGCCGATCGAGTTCGACATCGACGGCGAGGTGTTCCACTGCAACGGCGAGATGGCGGCCGGCGTGCTGATGCGGTTCGCCGACATGGCGATCGGCGACGAGGACGAGGACGACCCGCAGCGCGGTCGGGCCGCGCTCGCCGTGGTCCGCGACTTCTTCAAGGCCGCGTTGACCACCAAGGACCGGAAACGGTTCTTCGATCTGCTCGAGGATCCGGACCGCAACGTCAACATCAACATGCTGATCTCGATCGCCAACTGGTTGGGCCAGGAGTACACGGCCCGCCCTACTGGGACGCCCTCGTCGGCTTCGTCATCGGAGACGGACAGTGGCGTCGATTCGACGGATGGAGTCGTGCCCGGGGTTACGACCTTCTCGCGGAAAGAAACGCCTGCCGCGGTCTGACGATGGTCGAGGAATGGATGGAATCATGCGCGACCACGGACCAGGACGTGGCCAAGGCGCAGAACAGCTTCCGGTTGCAGCTCGCCCGGGCCGACAAGCTCGCCCGCGATATGCAGAGCACCGATCCCGTTCGCCAAAAGCAGATCGCCGACACACCACCGCATCTCGTCGGTCGTAGATAGAGGAGGGAACTCGTGGCCGTCGTCGGGACTGCGTATGTCCGGGCCGAGTCCACCAAGAAGTCCCTCGGGAACCGGATCGGCGACGTGTTCCGGGACACCTTCGCCAAGGTGTCCAAGAGCATCGGAGACACCGGGATCAACTGGTCCGCGATCTTCGGCGACGTCGCCAGCCTGGCCGGCAGCATCGGGTCCGGGGTCATGGGGATCGCCGGTGGATTCATCAAGCTGGCGGGCGCGGCGGGCCTGGCCGGTGCCGCCATCGGTCCGCTGGTCGGCATCATCGGCGGGGCGGTCGGTGCGGTCGCCTCGCTGTCCGGGATCCTCGCGGCGCTGCCGGCGGTCGGCCTGGCCGGGGCCGCCGTGATGGGCACTCTGATGCTCGGGTTCAAGGACCTGGACAAGGCCGGTGGCGAAGCCGGCGCCGTGGTGGCGGTGTTCAAGGGGCTCAAGGAGGAGTTCAAGGGGGTCCAGGCCGCCGTCCAGGAGAACCTGTTCATGACCCTGGCCGAGCCGCTCAAGCAGCTCGGCAGCACCTACCTGCCGCTGTTCAAGACCGGGTTGTCCGGGATCGCCGACGGGCTGAACACCGTCGGTCGGTCGATGATCTCGGCGTTCCAGACCCAGGCCGTGCAGGATGCCACGGCCAAGGGGCTCGGCAACACCAAGACCATGATCGAGAACCTGGCACCGGCCATGGAGCCGGTGATCGGGGCGTTCGCCAAGCTCGGTGCGGTCGGGTCCGAATACCTGCCCCGGCTCGGCACTTTCATCGCCAACATGGGCGAAAAGTTCGGTGCCTTCATCGACAAGGTCGGGGACGAAGGCATCCGGGACTGGATCGACAAGGCGATCCAGGGATTCAAGGATCTGTGGCAGATCCTGGTCGATCTCAAGGACATCTTCTCCGGGATCTTCGGTCCGGCCCAGTCGGAAGGCAACGACCTGCTGGGCACGATCAAGGACATCACCGGCCAGATGTCAACCATCGTCAACGATCCCAAGGTGCAGGAAGGGCTGACGGCATTCTTCACGGCCAGCTCGGCCGGCGCGGATGCCCTGACCAAGTCGCTCGGCGAGGAACTGCCCGGGGTGCTCGGGGCCCTGGCACCGGCCTTCTCCTCGGTGACCACCCAGGTGACCGGCGTGGTGTCCAACGCGGTCGGCCAGCTCGGCACGATCATCCAGGGGGTCGCCCCGGTCCTGAACGACCTGATCAATCAGGTCGGTCCGATCCTGAATGATCTTGTGACCAGCCTGGGCCCGGCGTTGCAGTCGCTCGTCAGCGCGGCCGGTCCGGCATTGCAGGGGATCTTCGCGGCCATCGGTAGCGCGATCGAGAAGTTGTCGCCGTTCCTCGAACCGCTGGCCAGCCTGATCGGCGACGTGCTGGTGCGGGCGGTCACCACCCTGGCGCCGCTGTTCGCCACGCTGGTTGACATTGTCGTGCAACTGATTCCGCCGTTCATGGATCTGGTGAACGCGATTCTGCCGCCGTTGTCGGCCGCGTTCCTGGCCCTGCAACCGGTGCTCGATACCGTGGCGCAACAGATCCTGCCGTTGTTGGTCCAGGGGTTCACCGACCTGCTGCCGACCCTGCAGGAGATGCTCACGGCGGCCGGGCCGGCGTTGGCCGCCGGGCTGCAGACGTTCGCCGACATCGCGCTATCCCTGGCCACCGCCATCCTGCCACCCCTGGTAGCGGTGCTGGACACTTTGATGGGCTTCTTCCGGGACAACCCGGCCGTGGTCCAGGCCGCCGTCACGGCCTATCTGGCGTTCAAGACCGTGATGCTCGGGATCCAGGTCGCTGCCGCGGCAGCCGCTGTCGCGCAGGGCCTTTGGGCCGCGGCGACCACCGCGGCCAGTGCCGTGACCACCGCCTACAACGTGGTAGTCGGCATCCTCAACGGTACATATTTCCGGTTGATCGGTGGGATCATCGCGTCCACCGTGGCGCAGGTGGCCAACAATGTGGCCAAGGCCGCTGCCGCGCTCTGGACCGGGATTGTCACCGCGGCCCAGTGGCTGTGGAACGCGGCGCTCAGCGCCAACCCGATCGGCCTGGTGGTCATCGCCATCGCGGCCCTGGTCGCCGGGTTCGTCTGGTTGTGGAACGAGTCCGAGGCGTTCCGCAACTTCTGGATCGGGCTGTGGGAAGCGGTCAAGACTGCGGCGGCTGCCGTCGCGGACTGGTTCGTCAACGCCTGGAACACCGTCTGGGCCTTCTTCGAGGGTCTGTGGAACGCGCTGCCGGGATTCTTCGCCGGGATCTGGGCCGCCGTCCAGGGCGCAATACAGGCCGTGGTCGACTGGTTCATCGGAATATGGAACTCGGTCTGGGCTTTCTTCGAGGGCCTGTGGAATACGATAAGTGCTGCGGTGTCGGCAGTCTGGGCCGGAATCCAGTCCGTCATCTCGGCTGTTGCCGACTTCCTGGTCGGCGTGTGGAATGGATTCCTCGGCATTATCTCCGGAATCTGGAACACCATTTCCAGCGTCGCTTCGTCGGTATGGTCCGGAATCCAGTCATTTATTTCCTCGGTCGCCGACGGTGTCCGCAATATCTGGGAAGCGGTCAAGGGCTTCTTCGAGGGCCTGTGGAACGGGATCAAGTCCGTCGCCGAATCCGTGTGGCACGGGATCGAATCGGTCGTGGGAACCGTTGCCAGCGCGGTGCAGTCGGCGTGGGACGGGGTCGCCAGCTTCTTCCAGGGATTGTGGGACGGGATCAAGAACGCCGCGGACACCGCTTTCTCCTGGATCGAGACCGCGGTCGGCGGCGTGGTCGCCGTGATCGACGGGATCATCGGGGCCGTGCAGACGGTGGTTGACTTTGTCTCCGGCGCGCTGAACTCGGTGTCCGAGCAGGCCGCGGCCATCGGCAGCACCACGGCCAGCGACAACGCCCTCGCCCCGGCGGTCGCCATGGGCGGCACCGTGATGCCGGTACCCGGCGGCACGATGGCGCTGGTCGCCGAAGCCGGCCGGCCGGAGCGCATCGAGCCGCTGGACCGGACGGGCCTGTCCCGCCGGGACCGGGCGATGATCGACTACCTGACGAAGTCGACCGGCGGCACGTTGGTCAGTGGCTATTCGCCGGGCGGGACGGAAGGATCCAACGTCAACGTCCAGGTGTTCATCGGGGAGCGGGAACTGAGCGAGATCGTGGACGCACGGGTGTCCCGGGCGAATGACGCCCTGGTCCGCTCGATCCTGTCCGGACGGAGGATCGCCACCGCATGAGCATCTACTGCACCGCGAAACAGGACCGTGGCACGACCACGATCATCGGGGACGACATCCCCAACGGCAGCGCCATCCTGACCCGCGGCGTGCCCGGCGAACAGCCCTACCTGCTGCGCGGCGGCGCCTTCGACGTGACCACCGGCGGCTTCACCAAGGACGACACCGAGCCGCCGTTCGGCGTGCCGCTGACCTACCGGCTGACCGTGGAGCCGGACGACCGGCTGATCCAGCGGAACCTGGTCCCGACGCCGACGTTCCTGCACGGCGTCCAGGGCTGGCTGGCCGGCACCAACCGGACGCTGGCCATCGTGCCGGACAACACCGCGCACTCGGCCCAGGTCGGGCACGTCACCGGCAATGCCGGCGGGGCCAACCCGCCACCGGTGCCCAGCTACGTCGGGCACGTGGACGCCACCCCGATGATCGTCGGCCCGTACACGGTCACCCCGCCCACCGGTGGCGGCACCGGCGTGGCCACCGGGGACTGGATGTTCCTGGTCCACCAGCAGCCGGAGGGCCCGGCGTTGCCGGCCGCCCCGGCCGGCTGGACCGAGGTCTTCAACGGGTCCGGGTTCGGCCTGGCCATGATCGTCTGGCGGCGCAAGCGGCAGGCCGGGGACACCGGCGTCACGGTGGCCGCGGGCGCCGCGGTGACCAGCCTGGGCACCGTGCTCTGGATCCGGTCGGCCGGCGACGTCGCCCCGCTGGTCAGCACGCTGGCCGCGGACGCCGGCTCGACCGGCATCAGCACCACCACGGTGACCGTGATCGACCCGTCCAAGGTGATCACGGTGGCGGTCGCGGAGACCCTGGTCAACGGCGTTCCGCCCGGGCTCACCGACGTCAGTGGCGCGACCTGGCAGTACACGGTGGGCGCCACCGGTCCGCGGACCACCACGATCGCCGTGGCGGACAAGCCGAACGCCGGCAGCACCTCCTCGTCCCGGGTCAACTACGACCCGGCCACCACCCTGAAAGGCGCGCTGGCGATCCAGATCGCCGTGGGTGCGGTACCCGTCCCACCGACCGCCCGCACCGTCGCACGGGCGAAGACAACCGCCCTGCCGGCCAAGGCCGACCCGTACCTGTTGACCGGCCGGGTCAAGTTCAACACCGCCGACCTGTGGCTGTGGTTCGACGTCCGCAACGCCGGCACCTGGACGACGATCAAGGACAAGGGCACCTGGGCCGACGTCCGCGGGGCCAGCGCCGGAGCCGGCACCAGCTACATCCGGTTCTTCGTCTCCATCACCGACCCGGCCACCGGCACCGACTACGTCGCCCCGATCCAGGTGCTCACCATCAACCCGGTGTCGGTCAACACCTGGGTCGACTTCAGCTTCAACTTCACGACCACGGTTGACATCCCGGCAACGGCCGAGATCCGTTTCCTGCACGGCACCAACCTGCGGGAATACAACGTCGAATGGTGGCTCGACGAGATCGGCATCACCAGCCCGGACGAGCGGGCGCCGCACCGGGATCCGCTGTACTGGTTCGACGGGGACACCCCGGTGCCGGCGAACCCGGAGGACCACTGGCTGCCGGACCGGGCCTGGGATTCGGTCAGCACCGACGCCTCGATCACCTGGGCCGGCACCGCCGGCAACTCCATCTCGGTGTTCACCGGGCCCAGCCAGATCACCACGACCACCGTCTGCCAGATCGACGGGCCGCCCAGCACCACCGCCGGCTACTGCCTGCCGGTGTTCATCAACGACCCGGTGTCCCCCAGCCTGGCCCAGTGGTTCTCGCTGATTACCATCGAGCCGCTCGACTACGCCGCCCGGCAGACGCTCTACGACATCATCAACCGGGCGCCGGTCACTGCGGTCAGCCAGGTGCGGGCCTGGGCCACCGGTTCATTGACCCTGTTGACCCGGACCCTGGCCGAGCGGTCCATGGCGCTGAGCGTGTTCGCACCCGGCCGGATCGTCTTCTACCGCAACCCGGACCCGGCGTTCCCGGAGAACAGTTGGTACCTGGCCATCGGCAACGTCAACGAGGCGCGGGCCCTGCCCGACGCCCGCCGGCCGGAGCGGTTGTGGACGGTGCCGTTCGTCCGGGTGGAACGCCCGAGCGGATTGATCGACTCGCAGTCCGGCCGGATCTGGCAAGCGGTCAGGGACGAGGACGCGAACTGGCTGGCCACCCTCACCAAGAACGCGGACTGGCTGCAGGTGCTCACCGGCACGGCGACCAGTTCGGCCCGGCCGCCGAGCCCGGTCCCGTGATCCCGCACAGCGCGCTGTACGAGGAAGCGTCCCGTTATTCGTACACAATGACGACAGTCGTGGACATCTACGTCGGCGGCGAACTGACCTACGAGGACGTGCCGGTCACCGACGGCAAGGTGTCCTGCGACCGGGATTCCAAGGTGCGCTGGGACGCATCGGTGGAGCTGGCGCTGTACCCGTGGCAGGACGTGTCGCTGATTGATTCGTACCGGACCCGGTTCAAGATCTACCGGGGGATCACCAGCCTGGGCAGGACGGAGATGCTGCAGCTCGGCGAGTACCGGGTCGACGACATCGGCCGGTCCGAGATCGGCCGGTTGACATTGGCCGGCTCCGGCCTGGAGTCGTACATCGTCGATGCCCGGTTCCTGCAGCCGCGGGTGCCGCCCACCGGAGTCAGCACGGTCCAGGCGATCTCGGACCTGATCACCGAGTCGGTGCCGGGGGTGACCCGGATCTACCCGATGAACACCTACGACCGGCGGGTGCAGGCGACCGCACCCTGGGACCGGGACCGGATCGACGCCGTGCTGGCGCTGGCCGACTCGCTGAACACCGACGTCTACGCCGACTACGACGGCCGGTTCGTGATCGCCGACAAGCCGACCGCACGAGAGCGGGTGCCGATGTTCGTGGCCAACGCGGGCGACGGCGGCGTGCTGGTCGGGCGGGATGTCTCCAACACCCGGGACGGCGTCTACAACGCGGTGAGCGTCACCGGGGAGTCCACCGACCGGGACGGGCCGCCGGTGTGGAACTGGGCCCGGGACAACGACCCGGCGAGCCCGACGTACTTCTACGGGCCCTTCGGGCAGAAGCCGCGGTTCTATTCGTCCCAGTACATCTACGACAACACCCAGGCCGGCCAGGTCGCCGGCTCCATGCTGACCGAGGCGTTGGCGGTCAACTCGACGCTGTCCTTCGAGTCCCTGGCCATGTGTTTCCTGACGGCCGGCGACGTGGTCGCGGTGCAGCTCGAGGACGGGTCGTACGAGAACCACCTGCTGCAGAAGACCGATCTCGGACTGACCAGCTCCGGCACCCTGGGCTGCGAAACCTTTGTCAACCGGACCGGCGCCGGGGGTGACGCATGACCGTCGGGCAGGTGTCCCTCGCCGACCTGATCGCCCGGCTGCCGTCGGTGCGTTGGTTCATTGCCACGGTGGCCAGCGTCCAGGCCAGCGAGCACTCGGTGACCATCACCTACCGCGGCGCCACGGTGCCACACTGCGCCTACGTCGAGTCCTACGCGCCGGCCGTGAACGACGTGGTGCACGTGATCACCGACCAGCACACCGGCCTGCTGATCCTGGGCAAGGAGGTGCTGCGCACCCCGGTGGCGCCGCCCACCCCGGCCGCGCCCACGGTGGTGGCGCCGACCGGTTCGGCCAGCTATCTGGCGGCCGGCACGTGGACCGCGGGCCAGGTGCTGCAGAGCCCGAACATCTCCGGCGCCTGGTTCTACAACCAGGCCGCGCTGGCCGCGCTGGCTGGCGTCCCGATGGCCAAGCTGGAGATCCAGCTCAACGTCGCCGTCGGCAGCGACCCGCTGTCCTTCGTGGTGCACGACAACGCGGACACGTCCAGCCCGTTGGTCTGGCAGTCGATGCTCTTCATGTGCAACGCGCACCCGGGCGTGCTCGAGTGGAACTCGCTGCCGCTGACCTGGGTGGGTCGGTTGACAAGCACGACGGAGCCCGGCAAGGGCATCGGGCTGGCCAGCCAGATCTATACCGCCGCGATCACCAGCGGTGGAACACTTCGATTCACACCGCTCTAGGAGGGCAGCCATGACGACGCTGTTGGATTCCGTGACCACCGGCCAGCGGGCCGGCTGGGGCACGGAGGACCGCACCCCACGAGAATGCGCGGTGACCCTGGAACTCATCGCGGACGTCTGTGCGCCGACCGGCGTCACCCTGGTCCAGGGGGGCGGGGGCAAGTACGAGATCAGCCCGGTGGGCCTGCTCGGCACGCTGGACCGGTCGACCAACTGCACCGAGGACGATGACGCCAGTTGGCTCACCGACGCCACTCGGAACGCGCTCGAGCTGGCGGTGGCCGGCGCACTGATCACCCAGCCCGCGGGCGGCGCGGACGCCGGGATCTGGGCCGGGCATCCGGACGTCAACGTGGCGACCGGAACCTACGACGCGGCCGGCATCGGGGCGGCCCGATCCGACTGGTACCGGCACGCGGCCTGGAAGGACAAGAAGGTCCGGCCGGTGCTGCACCTGCCACCGGCCGATGCGCCGGAGATGAAGGCCGCGGGCCTGCTGATCGCATCGCCCGGGAAGGACGTCGAGACGATCTGGGGGGACGAGGTCATCATGTCCCCCGTCTACGACTGGGCCGGCGGGGGCTTCGCGCTCTGGACCGGGCCGCTGTCGGTGGACGTGTCCAGCGTGGAGAACACCGGCACGCAGATCAGCCGGCAGAACCGGGCGACCACCGCAGCCACCCTGCTGCTGACGATCGACACTCCGCCGTGCGCCATTGTGCTGGTCGGCACCCTGCCCGCTGGCGGCGTGCCTGAGCCGCTGTGATCCACCAGGTCCGGGACGGCCGGCACATCCTGCGCTTCGACGGGGAGGTGTTGGCCAGCGGGACCAGCGCCCGGGCCCGGGCGGTGCGCTGGTCGGAGATCGTGATCTACCGGCTGACCGACGGCTACCTGATCTCCCGGGTCGGGTACTCGCTGGTCGCGCACCGCCCCGAGTGCCCGCGGGTGAGCATCCGGATGGTCCCGTGGATCGACCTGGAGGACCGGGCCGAGTCGGTGCAGCAGCGCGAGCCCTGCATCGAATGTCAACCGCAGGTCGGCGCCGGCATGGATCCGCAGACGATGATCGAGGCCACCATCTACTCCGCGCAGATGGCGCCGACGGCGGAGATCCTGGGTCGGTTCCTGAGAGAGGGAAGACCAGCCGGGCAACTGCCGCGGCTGGTCTGTCGGGTGGCGATTCAGTGCTGCGAAGCGGACGAGGCGTTCTCCAGGTACTGGTCGACCGTCTCCCCGGTGATGCCGATCCGGACGCCGTAGTTGTGTTCGGCCGCCCAGGTCAGGACCTGGTGCACGGCCGGCGGCAGTTCCATCTTCGCCAGCACCCGCTGGACTTCGGCCCGGGTCAGGATGCCGCCACCGGCCAGCACCGCCCGCAGGTCGATGGGCAGCGGCGCGTCGGACTGGTGGGCCAGCGTGGTCGCCCAGGTGGCGGTCGTGACGGAGGTGAAGGGCGCGTTCTTGTTCGCCCAGTGGATCCACCGGATCGGGTCCTTGGTCTTGCTCACCGGCGCGTCCGTATCCGGTCGGTCCGTGTTGAATCCGTAGGGCATCGCGTTACCTCCGTCCGTGTTGGCGGCCTACTTGCGCTGCCCGGGAAGCCCGTGGGGACTGACACCCGGTCGCGGTTCGGCCGAACTCTCTTAACTTTATCACCTTCGCAGGCGGGCCTTTTCCTCGGCGCGGACCCGCTTGCTCTTGGCCTTCCGGCGGCGCCGCATCCGGACCGCGATCGGTGCCGGCGTCAGCTCCTCCGCGATCTTCCAGGACCACTGAGCCCAACTGTTGACCGCGTAGAGGACGGTCGACTCGTACCGCACGGGTTCGCCGGTGTGCCAACACGCCAGCACGCCAGGGCCGCAGGTGCCCTGGCTGCACGGCGCGGGCCCGGGGGCCCGCCGACTCACATCCACCCCGCGTAGGTGGCGCAGACCGGGCCGATCCCGTTGGCCACGGACACCGGGTCCGACAGGTACCGTCCGCACCGGATACAGAATCCGTAGGACAGACCCAGCTTCCCGGCCTGGGCGACGGAGATCTTGGTGGCACCGGCCAGCTTCTTCTTGCCGTCCAGGGCGCCACCGGCGTACGCCCACTTGCCCTTCGGCACGACCTTGCCGGCCTTGGGGCTGTAGACCTGGCCCTTGATCAGCTTGAACAGCTTCGGGGTCATCTTCGAGCCGCCCTTGTAGAGCGGCATCATCTCGAAGTGGAACAGGTTCTCGCCGGCCTGGTAGTAGCCGAACTCCGGCGTCGGCAGTTCTTCGGTGACCGCGTTGCCGGCCTTCATGTCGGCGGCTACGTCCTCGAAGGTCGCCGTCAACTTGAACGGCGCGGCCTTCAGGGCGGTGATCCACTCGCTGGCCTTGCCCTTGGTGGCGGCGTTGGACGCCAGGACGAACGCGACCTTCGGGCACAGCTCGTGGTCGCGCTTGGCGACCAGGCTCTCTAGGAACGAGATCTGGGCGGGGGTGGCGGGCACGCCCGGGTTCTTGATGACGAAGGTGGCGGCCGGGGTGTTGTGGTGGATCGGATTGCTGGCGTCATAGATCTTGGCGGCGGTCATGTCGGGCTCCTCGGGGGTGGTGGTTCGTGGTATGTCCCTAGTCTAATCAACCTTGTCAACTTGGTCAACTCAATCAACACCGGGATGGGTGTAGTCTCCGTCACACCGGCAACAGATGAGGGCCTTCACAGATGCCGGCGAGTCGGGCCCGATCGCAGGGGATGCGACCGGGCCCGTTCTCTCACTTCTTGGCGGCGCGACGGCGCGGGTTGCGGAGCTTGCGGGTGCGCTTGGCGCGGGGTCCGGCCGGGCCGGTGCGCTCGTTCTCCCGCTGGTCCACGTAGGCGGCGAACTCGTCGTCCTCCAGGGCGAACACCTCGTCCGGCGCGTCCGTCCACTCCGCGTCCAGATCCTCGCCGTTGATCAGGTCGACCTCTTTGCCACCGACGTAGGTCTTGGACTGCGGGTGCTTGTCCCAGTCGTAGTGGCTGGTGCTGGTCGCCGGCCGCGTGGTGCCGGGCAGCGGCGGCTGGAAGGCGCCATCGGAGAAGGTGTGCACCGGGGCGGTGGATCGGGGGGCGACGCCGCCGACGACCCGCGGCACCCGGCTGTACGGGGCGAACGGCTGCAGGTCGGCCAGCGCGTTCCAGATCTTGTAGTAGGCGCTCATCCGCTTGGGGTTCGGGTGGCTGCGCCGGTTCATCTCCTCCTTCGCGTGGCTGGTGTAGTCGACGTCAGCCACCGCGTTCCACATGGCCATGCTCGCCACCTCGCGGGGCACGATCAACCGGAATACGTAGTCGGCGCCGGGCTTGGTGACGATCTCGTCGGCCTGGGCCGGGAACATCTGGGCGATGTCCTCCTTGACCCGGGCCCGGATCCAGACCTTGCTGGCGTCCTTGCGGTCCTGGACGATGCTGACGAATCCGCTGGCGGAGATGATCCACATGGTTGCCTCCCGGCAAGTCGTAGTTGGCGCCGTGCTGCGCTAATAAGGCAACAGTACACAACTCTATCAACAGTGTCAACTCGGGGGATCAGGTCCAGCCCTGGGCCAGGTCCTTGCGGGCGTTGTGCACCCAGGTCACGCGGCGCCGGCCGATGTTCGTGGGCTCGGTGCAGGGGTCGCCCGGCAGCGCGTGGCACGCGGGACAACGGACGGTGTCCACGCGATCTGATTCGCTCAACGGCTGGTCGAGAGCTTGCAGGTCCGGGCTGTTCGCGGTGATGTCGGCCATGATCTCGGCGGCTGAATCGCGCCGGTGCTTGGGCATGGGGGCTCCTAGTTGGTGCCGGCGATGCCGGCCTCGATGGAATCGGCCAGCTCGCGCAGGAAGCTGACCTTGATGTCGGCGGGCATCGCGCCCTCCGTGGTCACGTGCAGGTGGTTGTCGATCCGTTCGACCATGACCATGAAGACCACGTTGGTCGCGGTCACCACGTGCACCTCGATGTGGCCGGCGCCTTCGGGATCGTCGCTGGGCGGTGTGGCCTCACAGGGGACGTGGTCACCGAATGAGCTGGTGCACTCCGGGGTGCCGGTACGGTCGAGCCACGCGCCGTACCCGTCCTGGGCGATGCGGTGGTGGCAGTGCAGACACGCGGTCATATGGGCCCTCCCGGGATCGGTTACCCGCTGATGTTATCATTAACAACATGACACCAGCGCTCTGGAAGCCGCCGGACCACTTGACCGTGACCTATTCCGGTCTGGGCAAGTTCACCCAGTGCCGGCGGATGTGGCACCTGGCCGAATACCGCGGGCTGCGGCGCAAGGACGAGGAGGCGCGGACCGGTCCGCTGCCGTTCGGCGGCCGGATCCACACGGCGCTCGAGCTGTGGGTGAAGGGCAAGATCGAGGCGCCGGTTGACATCTGGAACACCCTGATGAACGCCGAATACGTCTGGGCGGAGAGCCAGGGATTCATCACCGAGAAGCTGGACAAGGAAGCCAAGATGGGCCACGTCATGCTGACCGGGCTCCCGGACTGGCTGGAGCAGGAGGGGTTCTGGGCCACCTACGAAGGGGTGTCCGCGGAGACCGCGCTGTCGGACCACCTGACCGTGGTGGTCGTGCTGAACGGCGTCGAGGTCCCGGTGAAGGTGCTGATCCGCGGCAAGGCCGACATGATCCTGCGGCGAAAGGTCGACGACGCCTACTGGATCCTGGACTGGAAGACCACCGCGGCGCTGGCCGAATCGGTGCTGGTGGTGTTGGCGAAGTCCCCGCAGACCCGGATCTACGCCCTGCTGGCCAAGTTGGCCAACCCGGAGCTGAAGTTCTACGGCGGGGTGATCGTGTTCCTGCGGAAGGTCATGCAGACCGCGTCGGCGAAGCCGCCGTTCTACGCGCAGATGGAGATCCCGATCTCCAAGACGGACATGATGGCCTACCGACGGCGGCTGCGGGCCGCGGTGCAGGACATGGCCAACGTCTACGTCGCGCTGCAGCACGGGGTCGACCCGGACGACGTCGCCTACTTCACGCCGTCCCGGCCGAATTGCATGTCCTGCCAGTTCCGCCAGCCCTGTGACCTGATGTCCAGCTTCCCGGCCGGCGCGGTCGACATGCTCAAGGACATGTACGTGCACCACGACCCGTTCGAGCGGTACACCGCGATGGGCGGGAAGGAGGGCGACAACGTCGATCAGATGTAGGTGGCCAGCTTGCTCTGGTCGCTTTCGATCATCTCGATCACGGCCTGGATGTGGCCACCGCGGGCCAGGATCCCCTTGGCCTTCTTCGACCGCTTGCCCATCTTCTCGTCCGTCACGGCCAGCTCGTAGGCCGCATCGTTCTCGACGTCCATCCGGTGCAGCATGGCCAGCATCTGGACGTTGTCATCCCACTGACCCGGCTTCACGCCGCCGGCACCGTCCGCGGTGACCATGAGCGCGGTCAACCGGAACCGCCAGCCGGATGCCTCGGTCGGTCGGGGAACGGCCAGCTTCAGTTCCGGGTGGGCCTCCAGGAACCGGCGCAGTGCCCGGTACCGGGCCACCCATCCCGGCCGGGAGATCCCGAAGAACGTGGCACCGTCTTCCCAGGTGGCACCGCCGTGCGGCTCCATGGACTTCAGGTAGGCCAGGGTTTCGATAGCCTTCGTGTAGGGCATCGTCCGCCCACTTTCTGCCTCGCTTACGGCGGGGCGGATAGGGCCGGTCCACGGGGGCTTTGGTTTGCCTGCCGACCCCCGCGGACCGGGTTACTTCTCCGACACTGGTTGTGCCGGTTGACATTTACGACCAGTTCTCCGGAATGGTGTCCGGGATCTCCGATCCTTTCTTGGCCTCGATGACGCCGCGGATCTCGGCGATCAGGGTTTCCATGACGCCGATGCGCTCGTCCACGAACTCCTCGTCCGTCGTGGACAGCGGGCCGGGGTAGGACAGCACGGCGTCCTTGATCGACTTCAGCCAGTGGATGGCCACCTCGGTGTTCCAAAGCGAATCGGCGGCCTGCAGCTTCTCCAGCAGTTGGGCCGCCGGGGACTTCTGGCCATCCGGTTTGTGGTGGACCTTCGGCGTGGCGTT